GGCTTAAAAATATTTACAAATAATACCAACACACCAAATAAAGCTCTAAATCAGGCTTAAAACAATTCTATACATCTTAATGATAATTATATCAAACACTTCGATACCGACCTGTTACAGTCGAATATATTAAGGCAATATTTTTCAACTTTCTATTCGTTTTTAATTTTTAGCTATTTTAAAAGTAATTTTATCGGATCAAACTCCAATTATTAATAAAATTCATAGGGATACTGAAATATAAATTTGATATATATAATGAGGGGACTATATTTTATTATTGAACCTAAGTTAATATACAGTAATAGGTTTGTATGTAAATCGAATATAAAAAAAGATGTGTAAAATTAGATCACACATCCCTAAAAAAATAAGTAAAAAATAAGCATAAACCTTGTAATAAACTTTCATAACAATAGCATTGTGAAACTATTATGTAATAACATCTAGAAGCATCTTTAAATAAAATAACACTCATTGGGAAAATAGAGTGTTATTTTATTTAAATTTTATGATTAAAAAGAGACAAAATAAAATTATTCAATTTGAATACTAAAGAATATTCGTAACAATTTATATTATACAATAGAAATAAATGGATGTAAATGATTTTTTTAATTATTTGCTTGGAAATACTTCTATATGCTATACTATACATACTATACAGGGAAGGAGGAGAGTTTCTTTTACCAATTACACAGCATAGAGGAACAGTATAAGATGGGGAGAAAAGAATTTGAAAATCAGCTAGTTGAAGGTATTTTTACATCTAAAGAACTATGTTCAATGCTAGATTATAGCTATGAAACATTTAAAAGAAATAAGGGAAGAACATTTTTTTCAAAGTTAAGCAGGGTTTGTAATGTTGAAAAAATTGGAAGTGGCAAAGGTGCAAAATATATTATATCAAATGTAACTAATGCTAATGTAGATATAAACAAAAGGAAAACTAGAGAAAATAAAGGTAGAAAGGAATATAGGACTATGAGTGATTTATTTAAAGCACCTATTATACAACTTTTAATCAATAAAGATAATGGATCACACACTGGAACTTTTGACAATTGGCTAGTGTACACAAGTTTAGTTCAAAAGGGATTTAGAAAACAACATGAGAAATTTTTAAAGGATTCAAAAACTTTAGGTGGTATGGAGAAAGATTTCTTTAATGTAGAAGGTCAATCTTTACACTATAATTTTGTACAAGCATTAGAAAAACTTAGAAAATCTAAACATATAGTTTGGTACAAAGTCCGTATGGTTGTTGAAAATGGGGTAGATGAAAATGGTGATGTGCTAGAAGTTCATAGAAGTATTAAAGATGATAATGAGTTATCTGCACTATTGGAATTTGAAAATAAATTTAACAAAAGATATGGAATAAAAGACCGTAATGATATTGTATATGGAAATCCCAAAGAAGGTATTAAAAGAAATACTACTTTACTAAAGGAATATGACAGGGAGCTAAAAAAAGAAATGTCCAAATCACTAGGATATAAAAGTACTTATACAGCATATATGGTTGCACTAAAAGATAATTCAGAAGAAAATAAAATGAAGTTACATTCAGAGTTTTGTGATTGTTTTGATATAAGCTTAATTAAAGATGATATATATCAATATAGATTAAAGAAAGCTGAACTTAGACAATCTAAAGCTAAAAGTCAAATGACAAAAGGTTTTGGTGATAATAATATAATAGTTATGCTAAGTGAAACAGAAGTAAGACAGTTACAATATGAAAAGAAGTATGTTGCTGAATGGTTACAATTATATAAAAAATATATACATAGATATGAAAAATAGAAGCCATTGAGCTTCTATTTTGTATTATAGCGATTTTAGTATTATATTAAAGAGATATATTTAAAAGAAAATATAATATAACTTTAACATTGGTCATAATTAAAGTTACAAGGGGTACTGTTGTTTTTCAACACTTAAAATTATATAGTAAATATTTAGAGAAGACAACAAATGTTTTTATATTTTAGGTGCTTTTATAAAAATGACATTGTAATATATATATAAATAAATGTAAAAGTATTATTATATTATACAATGTTAAAATTATAAAAGCACCTAAAAATTTAAAATATACTATTTACTTTCAATTATTTGTGTAGTAAACTATCCATAAAGAATGTTCTTCTTTTTAGAAGATTAATTTATTTAATAAATATCCAATATTCCATTTTTTATGTTTAAGTAAATAGTAGATAACAAAAAGCCAATTATAGTTTTTATATCAGTTTGACTATAATTGGCTTTTTGTTTATATTTCAAATGTATCATAACAATCTATTGATGTTAAATTTACTTCACTTGCACTATCTATTAGAATAATATCATTTGAATATTCATCTGTGCTTAAGCAGTAAGTTTTACTTGATTCACCTAGAAGATTGCATTTAATATAATCTATCTCCCTATCAGTTGGTTTTCTGTCATAGTTTAATATTCTTAATTTATTTATTCCATCTTCATTATATACATGAATATTACAACCAGTATTGGTGAAGTAACAGTTATCATCTGATTTAAATATATTAATTTTTTCTGTTAAATCTATTGTTGGATTTATTTTTTTTCTTTTCAATAAAGCTACTCTTGAAGTTGATCTACCCTTTATTCCTGTTTTTATTTTTTCAATATCTTTGTTAGGATAGCATCTATGTATGAAACTTGCCAAGCTTCTATACCTACTTCTTATAATTTTTCTATATACTAAATCATCTTCTTGTGAGTCAACTATTCTAATTAGACCAACAACATTATCTTCATTTAGACCAAGATGTTCTTCTATATACCACTTAGGGAAAGCTTCTTCCAAAGGTATTTCTCCTTCCCATAGTCCTTTTCCAAACCAAAGCTCATTACAGATTATTGGCATTTTATATGGATGTACTTCAGGGAAGATTTTTTTAAACATAACTTCAAGCCTATTTTTAAATAAAATAGAATAAGGTGTTACAAGCTTCGCTTCCATGATAAGTTTTTTTGATATTATTTTATAAGGTATTTCATCTTTGGGATATTCTAAAACTTCATGTATATAGTAAAGTAAAAATCTTTTAAATTGAAGTTCATCCCCTTCCCCACTTTTCTCCCAGTATCCACTAGGGAAAGATTTTTGTTTTCCTTCTAAGATATATTTATACATATTCAATTGCATTTCTTTTTGTTCTTCTTCAAAGCTTTTAAATATCATATGTAAACTCTCCTTTCCTATATATGGTATTATACATCATTAGGAAAGGAGCAACAACTAGAAGTAGTTTAAGAATACTTTATCAAAGTCTTCTAGTGTGAATTTTAATTTAATGACTTCAAGCTCTTTAAATATATCTCTTCTTCTTCTATTACTAATGCTAATTATAGGAGGAGGAAGAAACCCATACTCTTTAAAGGCTCTATAATATTTTGCTGTAGTAAGTTCCTTTGTATTGTCTACTTCAATAAAAAACTCATATTCAACTCCATCTTTTTCTATTGTTATAATTGCATCAGGTATTAGTGTAAATTTACCTTCTTCAAGGACAAACCTCTTTTCTCTTTCTATATAAGTTACATTTAAGTCACTGGTAATACACCTTGTATAAAACTCACTTATAGCTAAGATAGATTGAACTTGCTTAGGTTTTTTACCTAGATAATATAGATATGGACTCCAATTATCTTTTCTAAATCTTTTTAGTTTCTTATGGTCAACAAGTTTCTTACATCTATGTGCTTGAGCCTGTTGACTAGAGTAAAATAACCTTTCTATCTGAGTTGCAGACATTAATCTTAGTGTATCTACAGTTTGGATGATTTCATAATCTCTTTGTGTCATAACAATCAATCTAATCAACCCCTTTAAATTATAGTATTCATATTATTAAAAAAATTTACTAATTTATCCAAAAATGGATATGAAAAAAATTCAGGAACGAGCATTTGTTTTTAGAGGGGTTAGTTGGAAAGGGAGAGGATAAAACGTATCTCCCTTTTAGTGCTTGGACAATTTAAGTGTGTTGGGGATACTAGGTTTGGTTAATTTTGGACAATGTATGATGAACAAGACAGTCGAACAACCAGTGGTACAATAGAGTGGAACAATAAGAGCTACAATAAAAATATTAAAAATAATAGGAAAGTTTTTTTACTTTGAGCATAGTATGTAATGTAGAAATAGTTAATACACAAACAAAGGAGAAGATCAAAGATGATACAAGAGCTAAGTAAATTACAATGTTTAAAAACATATAAGAAAGTTAATATTACTTTCTTAAAGGATGAAACTAATGACTACATTGAAAATCTTCAAATGTTAGTTTTTTTAGAAGGGTTTGAAAAACCAGTATATGCAACTAAGCTAAATGTATTTGAATTTTATGATAAAACTGTTTATGAAACAGAAAGATATTGGGTGAATGTTCCTTTTATTAATGGTACTATAACTAAAAAGGAAGTTAGAAAAATAAGATTAAAAGATAGTGAACTTAATAGGTTAAGAAAGTTTCTATCTAAATTTAATCTTAGAACAATAAATCTTGTTTTTGGGGAAGTTATGCATAACTTAAATAAGTTAGATGCTTCAAAGTTTAGTAATAAACCTGTTGGAAAAACAAGAGAAAAGGTGCAGGTATTCATTCCTTAAAGTTACATTATTTAATTATAGTAAACCTAATTGTATAATCTAGTGTGGCTATAGATGTCCACCAATAGATATATACTAGAGGTTTATCATAATATAATAGTGTAAATGAAAGGGCAGATTACCTGCTCTTTTTATTTATGAAAATAAATGGAATAATTATCACAAATCTATTCAAATAAATTAAAAAAAGATATACTAAGTAATGAAAAAAAGTATTTATTAAGTATAAAAAATGCAGGGAGAAGTAATAAATGAATAAAGAAAAAATAGAAGTTAGATTAAAACTAACAGAAGATAAGTTAAAATTAATAGAGGGAATTAGAGATATTGATAAAAAAACAAGTAAAAGCCTAATCATTACAGGAGGATTTGTTTTAGCTTCAATGATTATTTCTTCACTTATATCAGATAAATTAAATGCATTTAATGTATTTTTAATATCTTTATTAACAATATCATTACACAAAGTTATTAGTGATTATATTGTAAATAAGAGAAAAAATGAGCATGATATAAAAATAGTTAAAATGGAAAAAGAATACTATGAATCAATTTTAAAAGAAATGTAATATGGAGGATTGAATAGAAAATGAAGGTTTTAAAGTTAGATTGTAATACACTAGAAATACTTGATATTTATAAATCTTTAAGTGAAGCCAGTAGAGTTGTTGGCTGTAAACCTGCTTGTATTAGAGAAGCATGTGTTTGGACACATAGAGGAAGAAGAGCTAAAGGATTTAGATGGTTTGCTATGGATGAAAGAACTGGGTTAAATCACTATGATATTAGAAAAAATGAAAAAGGAGAGAATCTTTCTTTGGAGGAAGTTAAGGAAATTATAAAATATATCAGCAATAATAAATAAATAAAAAACATAAAAACCCCTTGATTTTAACTTATCAAGGGGTTTTTTATAGCAATACAGGTTTCCTGTTAATTAAAGCACTAAATTTATTATACATAAAAAGTAAAAAATAGGAAACTTTATTAAAAAGTCGCATATAAATAAAGTATAAAAAATAAAAACAAAGGAGAAAATCAAAATGATAATTAAACCATATGAAGAAGTTAATACTTGGAAAAGACATAATGTAGAAGTCTTTTTTATTAATGGAAAAGGAGAGGATGAAGAAGTTCTAAATAGAGAAAGTTTTATTAAGCTTAACAACCTAAAGAATATGAAGATGATTGTACTGTTTAATGGAGTAAGAGTTTATGAATCTAACAGTGGATCATTTAGTGTTCAGGAGTTCTCTTATAGACTTCTAAAGAGAAAAGGTATTTTTTTTAAAACTGTAAATTATGTAGTAGATGTTCTAGCATGGGAAGATAAGCAAGAGTATGAACAGTTTATTAAATGGGCGGATCATTTTAGGGAGTCTAGAGTAATACAAGAGCTTGTAAAACTGAAGTTTATTGAAACCTATTGTAAAGAGGTAAACAATGAAGAAATCCAAAGACCTGAGATATTAAAGTATATTCAGATATAGATACTAAATAAAATTTCACATCACTCCTTATAGATGTGTAGTGATGTGAAATACTTATTACAGTATTTCCTATATTTGATATATAGATATATTAAAGGAATTAGATTTTAAATTAAAACTTTTTTACCAATAAGGAGGATTAAACAGATGTATGCAACTAAGTATTTGAAGGATACTTACCCTACTATAGAGGATGCCTGTTCTGAATTTACTTGGGATTATCTTGCAGATTTTATTCCATGTCAGCTACAGGATTACATTGATTACCACAGATTTTTAAAAAATACCTTTGATGAATTAGAAATAGAAGAAACAAAGGATAGTTATATTTTCTTAAGTGAAACAGATTTTGAAGACTTATATCTTTGAAAAAGGAGAAATATGCAAATGAAAAATGAATTAGAGTTAAGAATTGGAGATTATATTTCTGAGCCAAATGATGAAGAAATATACTCTAAAGAAGATTTTGTTTTATCTCAAATAGTAAGAAAAGGTAATAGATATACTAGATTGTTTGTTGAAAAACTTATTATTGAAGATAAGCTATATGATACTGTTGATGAATTAAAGGAAAACTTACACAAGGATGCCTACCTTTATTATGTGGAAGATGACTTTGAGTTTAGTGTAGGAAGTTACTTGGTTTATAATTCTGATATTTGTAGTGATTACGAAATATTGGTAAAACAAGAAAATTCTAAGTTTAGGATTTTTATGTTAGAGTTTAATGATTATTATGACGAAGAAGGTTTTGATACTTTAGAAGAAGTTGAGTCCTATTTAAGAAAAGGATTTAGTTTAATAAAAAAATTAAGGGTATCAACATGCAACTGTTAAGATGGAAATAAAATTAAATATGAAATTTTTAGAAGTGCATTATATGGTGTGTGAGGGGGCATCATATAGTGGACTTCTACTTAAAATGTAAAAAAAAACTAGGTCTGACATCTGACCTAGTTTTTAAGTTTAAGAAAAAAATGATATAATTACAGAAGAATTAAAAAGATTGAATTTTATTCATTAATAACCTCAACCACATTATTAATTCTATCTTTGATTTGGGTGGCAATACTTTCAACAGTATTGTCCCACTCAGAGTCAGAGCTATACATCTCATTTACGTTAGAAATAGATAAACCTTTATAAAACCTGCCTTGTGGATCAATATAATCTTTGCATAATAGTTCTGCTGTCTTCAAAATACTTTCATCTATTGATGAAAAAGAAGCACCTTTTGAATTATCTGAATAGACAGCATACCCAGTAACATTGTTTTGTTTTAAAGTTCTGTTTGATGTCAACCAAGCACTTTCATTAGCTACAATGCCGATCATAACTAATGAATTTATGTTATAGTGTTTCTCAACAGTTAGAAAGGAGTCAATACATGTAGATAGCTTTGTATCTTTTAATGCATAAGAAAGTTGTTCATATGTAACTCCACTTAGCTCAGTTATATTATTTGGATTGAAATAGACGAAGGAATTAAAACTTCCTTTTTTTTCTAGCTCATGCTCTAATGATACGATATTTTTATTCATTCTGTCAATGGTTTTTTTCAATTCTTTGCTTGAGTCTTTTATTTCTTTATTTTCTTTTGTTAGAATATTTGTTTTTTCATTTAGTTTATTTATAGTATATGCCTGATTAAATGAATAAACCATAGTAAATACAAGTAAAGTATTTAAAAAAATAATACTTGGTTTTTTAAATTTCATATATTCCCCCTCTATTAAATATTTATACGTTATTATAACACTATAATAAATTTGTTTTTTTTGCAAGGAAATCTTCAAGTTTTCATTAAAAAGACTGTAAAAATTGTTAAAAAACAATAAAAATCAATAATTATTATTGATTTTTATTAAAAATTATTGATATTTAATAATTTTTAACAATTTTTAATAAATTTAAGAAATGAATCAAGGGTTAGAATTATTGATAATTATTAAAAATTAACAATTATCAATAATAATTAACAATTATCAATAATAATTACTGAAAATTGTTAATTAAAAAATGGGTAAATAGGTTGCACTAAGTTTTTTAGAGTATGTTAGATAAAAAAATCTTAGATTTGATCGGAGTTGAACATAAAGCTGTCAAAGAGATTGGCAGAGTATAAGACTGTATACAGTTTTGGATGGGGCTTTCAACCTTTGATATTTTAAAATAGTTTAATATATTTTTAACTTTTGAAAATTATGGTATAATAATTGTGGGTAGGGTATCTCAGGGGGAAGTAAAGTGATACCGAATAATAATTTTTATGGAAAAAAAAGTGGAAAAACAATAAGGGATTTTACTGTTGACTTAGATTATAAACTTGAAACAGTTGAGGATAGAATAGAATTTCTAAACAACAGATTAGAAATTTCAAGGGTTGGAGATGTTGAGTTTGCTCATGATTTCTTTGTAGAATTATTTGACCAAACTTTTGATGTTATTTTAGATAAGGATGGAATTTACTGGGTTGAAGAAGAACAGAGATATATGAATTGCTCTGAGTTTATATCTTGGTCTAGTAAAAATAATGTAAATATTAATAAGTATCTAGATATACATACAGCATTTGATGAAATAGAGTATGAAGATGAATTACAAGAAAAAGGTTATTGGAACTACAGTAATGTAAATACAAGTAGTGTTAAATTACTTTTAAATTCAACGGATGCTCAATACAGTGAAAGTAATATAGCTAATGAACTTACAAAGTTAGCAGATTATATACTTGCAAAAGACAAAAAAGAAAGCAAAGAAAAGATAAAAATATATAGTGAGGAAGACTTTAAGAAAAGACTACATGCAGAAAAAAACAAACTTGAGCCTTTAGAAAGAGTTAATGGAGATGAGTTTGTAATATTAAAAAAAGTTGAGAATTATAGATTAGCTCCTAAAATGACTATAAATAAATCTGATTATAAATTGCCTCTTATATACAGAGGAACTTATGAAGATTATTTAGAGCATTGGAGAACTCATCAATATAAAAAAGTTTATTTAGATGGTAAATATAAAAAAGTTTATTTAGATAAGAGTGAAATAACTAATATAGCTCCGAGTGTTTGCATGACAGAGTTCCAATGGAATAAAGGTAAGAAAAATATGTTAGATAAGATTAAGCTTTTATCTGATGCTGAAGAAAATAAATCAGCTTTAAGAAATGAGCAAGATGGATGTAGGATAAGAGGTAATTCAGTTAAAAAAGTAGTTAATAATATTGGAGATATAAATGAATATATGAAATCTGTAAAAACATCTTATCATAATTATGTGTGCATAAAACCTGATAAATGTCCTGCAACAGTAGATATTCTAAATATGATTGATTACTCAAATGAAAAACATATATTAGGTCTAATTGGATTTCAAGGCTCAAAAAATGATTTGCAAAATGATATGGCTATACTTTTATATGATGTGGACAATGCCATAAAAAAAGCCAGTGAATTAGGTTTAATTGATACTACTGATTTAGGAATTATATTGCTTTTAAGAAAGGGTGTGTCTAAAGAGGATATATCCAAGAAAAAAAATCTTAGTAGGATGACAGTTCATAGAAGGTTGAAAAAAATCACTCTTTCAGTTATAGATATATTAAAAGGCAAAAAATAAATTTTAAAAAACTATGTTACATTTTTAATTCTTCACTTCCAATATATATATGTAGGGCAAATGAATATGCTCAAATAAAATATATAGATAAAAGGATGAGAGAGAATATGAAATACATAGATTTTGTAAAAGAAATATCAGCACAATCAAAAGAAACAGAAAGACCTTTAGCTCAAGATGATGTTAAAGTATGTTTTGATTTAGCTAGAGAAGTTATAATAGATTTATTAAAAGCAGGAGATCAATTAGTTATAAGAGATTTCTTAAAGTTTGAAACTAAAGTTCAAAAAGGTAGAACTATAAATGCAGTCAACTCTAATAAGAAAGTTGAAATACCTGATACTGTAGTTGCTAAAGTATCTTTAAGTGAAAACTTCAAAAAAGAAGTTAAAAAAGTTTGTTAATAAATAATTTTATTGTTGCATAAAAATATATAAAAAGGCTATAATATTAGTAAGGATAATATTTTATATATTATTCACTAATCCTTTTTAAAATTTTTTTGCTAATATTGATAAACACCTTTTCAGGTGTTTATTTTTTTTGGAGGAAAAGGATATGGCTAAGAAATCATTTTCGATATCATTTTCAAAATGTGAATTATACTTTGAAGAAAATGATGTTGTTGTAATAGAGAGAACAAAAGAAGAAGAAAAGACATATAACTTTTTAGAGGTTTTAAAAAGTCTTGAAGGTATAGAAGGATTAAGTATAAAAATATCTCATGACAATGAACTTCCTACAGAGTAGACCTTCTTTATAGCTCTAGTTTTATTTAACTAGAGTTTTATAAGGGGGTTTACCCCTTCAATCTCTCACTCTTTTTAAGGGTAGGTAACTACCCTTATTTTTAAAAGAGGTGATTTTATGGCTAAAAATCAAAAATGTTCTTGTTGTGGAAATTTAAAAAGCACAGTTACAGGTTACTATATATCATACTCTCCTATGTGTGCATCTAATGATAAGAGAATGAACATATGTAAGGATTGTGTAATTGATATATATGAAAGATATGTTGATTTTTATGGTGATGAAGTAAAGGCTTTATATAGAATTACATTATTATTTGATGGATACTTTAGCTCTTCCTTGGTTGATGTTTTAATGGCTCAAGCTAAGAAGACTAATACAAGTTTAGTTAGAGTATATTTTCAAAAGGTTAATTCTATGCCACAATTCAAGGGCAAAACAAGTTTAGATAGTGAATTTATGTCTTTAGAAGATGGATCAATCTATTCAGATGTAAGTTCAAGCGAAGAAGAAAATAATGTTGAAGTTGAAGATGATTTTATGGTTACTTCTGAAATGGTGAGAAGATGGGGTAGAGGTCTTCCAAAAGATGATTATGCTTATTTGGAAGAAAAATACCAAGAGCTAGTAGCAGTATATGACCATAGAAATCCTGTTCAACGTATGTTATATGAAAATATTTCTAGAACTCAATTAGAAGCAGAAAAAAGTAGAAGGTCAGGAAACTTACAAATGTATGAAAAAATGATGTCTACTTTATCTAAGTTAATGGGGGATGGAAATATAAAACCTGTCCAAGAAAATACTGTGTCTGATGATGAAGCAAGTTTTGGTTTATTTATCAAGAAGATAGAAGATGAAGAGCCAATACCTGAGCCATTGGATGAATTTAAAGATGTAGATGGTTTCCGAAAGTATATCAATGAATGGTTTGTAAAACCTTTCGCTAGAATATTTGATTTAGATATGGAGAACACTACAAAGGAAGAAGAAGTTTATGAAGACGAAAACTAGGAAACGTAAAAGAGGTCTTCAACAGGACAGAGTTAATTTTAATGATGGAGTAAAGCTGTGGTGTGGTTTTTATAGAGAGCATATCCACAGATTTGCGGTAGATTATCTGCAATTACCACTATTTGGGTTTCAGATGATTCTACTATATATGATGAATATTAACAATTTTTTCTATTTTTCTGCGAGTAGGGGCTTGGGAAAATCCTACTTAACATCTATATTTTGTTGTTGTAGATGTATTCTGTATCCTAACACAAAGATTATAGTAGCGAGTGGAACTAAATCTCAGGCTAGGTTATTAATATCACAGAAGATAGAAAAAGAGTTGATGGGTATGTCTCCAAATTTAAGAAGGGAGATAGCCTATGTAAAAGTTGGGGCAAATGATGCCTTAGTAAAATTTAAAAATGGTTCAACAATAGAAGCAGTTGCATCTTCAGATAGTGCAAGAGGTTATTAAAGATAGCCGTCTTAAATAGAAATATTTAAGATTATCAGAGGGTAAAATCGGAGAAAGCCTAAGTTAGAAGTAATATGGTAACACCGAGGTAATCAGGGAAATTAAAGCATCCTTGACACCGTAGAGAGTAGATAGTGAAACTGCAAATGTAGAATATAATCTATCCACGAGTGTCCTCCACCTGACCATTAAGTTGAAGGTGAAAATATACTCCAAACTCATAAGAAATTATGAGAGCTGTAGATAAAGAGCTACAGGTTAATACAAATGTATCGTTGCAATATTTTGATTTTAGATGAGTGTAGACTTATAAGTCAACATGTGCTTAACTCGATAAAAATGCATATTTGAGTTTTTGAGTGTAGTGTGATAACATTATTTTATGGAGGTGTTATCATGGAAGATAAATACTCAGAAAGTGAAAAACAATTTGTAATAGAGAATTACAATAAGATGACTAAAAAAGAGATTGCTAGATGTATTGGAAGAAGCGAATCATCTGTAAAAACTTTTGGAAAAAGAAATGGACTATGTAGACAATCGTCTAAAAAATGGACAGATGATGAAATAGAATTTTTAAAAAATAATTATATGAATATGACACAGCAAGAGATGGCAAATGAACTTGGAAGAGGATATACAGCTATAAGAACAAAGTGTAGTTTGCTAGGTTTAGTTAAATTAGATTTAAGTTGGTCTGATTCACATTCAGAGTTTTTGAAGAGTAACTATAAGAATATGACAGCCACTGAAATATCTAAAATATTAAATTGCAAAGTGTCAATGGTAAGAAACAAAGCCTTTGATATGGGACTCTTAAAAGATAGGTACACTATTGATAAAAAATTTTTTAAGTTTATAGATACAGAGGAAAAAGCCTATTGGTTAGGTTTTTTATATGCAGATGGTTGTGTAAGGAAATTTAAAGGAAAAAGCCAGTTATGTGTTGGTTTAAATGAAAGAGATATAAATCATTTGAAAAAACTAAAAAAATCTTTAAAATCAAATGCTCCTATTTCAAAGAGAAGGAAAGATAATGCAGTTACCTTGACTATAAATTGCACTGAACTTGCAGAAGATTTAATTTCATTAGGTTGCATACCTAGAAAAACATATAGTGAACTTTCCATACCATTGAATATACCACAAGATTTAAAACGACATTTTATAAGAGGTTTTGTTGATGGTGATGGGTGGATTATAAATGGAGAGTACAATGGTTTTGATAGGGTTGGTATAGGTGTTGTATCTCTCAAAAAAAATATTCTATTAGATTTTAGAAAAGAATTTGAGAAACTTGATTTACAAAGCAAAAATAAAAAATTAATATATGATAAATCAAGTAACACTTATAAGATAACTTATGCATCAAAAATAGATTCACATAAAATTTTAAATTATTTATATAATAATTCAACAATATATCTTGATAGAAAGTATGAAAAAGCTCAAAAAGTAATGCAAAGATGTCGCACCACATCAACATCCATAGGAGATGTGGTTGAAAAGAGGGGAAAATCGGTCATAACTGAATAAATAAAATAAGTTGGTAAGAGAGCCTAAGTCCTAATGGGATATGGTAATACCGAGATAATCATGGAAAGTAAAAGTTCCATGACATTGTAGAGCATACAGGATGAAACTACAGTAGTAGAATATAATTCCTGCAAGAGTCTCCTTAAACTGTATGGATATAATAAAGTTTATAATATATGCCGAACTTATGGGAAACCATAAGAACTAGAGGATAAAAAGCCTTTAGGATAACATAATTGATTAAGACCATTTTTAACTGTTGTTCGTAGACCTAAGTTTTACGATAAACCACAATATAAAGATTATCCTCTTGAGGAGAATAAGGAGTTATACTTAACAAGTGCATGGTAGTTAAAAATTGCCTAGTATCAAGTAAATTATGGGTGCTTGATACTGTAATTGGGCTAAATCGGTGCAGTTATGCATAGTTTTAATGATATCTGCATATCATTAAAATAAGAGAAGCTAAGTTTTATATAGTTCAAATTTATATAAAATATGCTAATACCGAGCTAACTAAAAAGGTAAAATCTTTTTAGAAGTGTAGAGCATAGTGGTTGAAACTATACTTTTATATAAAAGCATAGAATATAAAACCACCAAGAGAGTCCAATCGTTGCCATAAATGACAAAGAGACGAAAAATATATGCCGACCTTATGGGAAACCATAAGAACTAGAGGATAAAAAGCCTTTAGGATAACAATGTGATAAAGAACATCATTCATATGATAAATTCGTTTCATTTAAAAATGATATGTGTAGAGGTAAAGATTATTTTTGTTGTGCTTTTCCATATCAATTAGCAGTTAAACATGGATTGCTTACTCAGTCTAGGGTTGAAGCCATAAGAAATGAAGAGGATATGAATGAGATAACTTGGTTAATGGAAATGGAATCCATTTGGTATGGTGAGAGTATGAATGCTTTCTTTAAGTCCGCAGAGATAAATCCTTGCAGGACTATGAAAAAAGCATGGAATCCACCAACTCCAATAGAGTATCTTCAAGAGAAAGATAAAACAAAGAAAAAATACTATCTACCTAAAGTGGGTGGAGAGAAAAGAATAATAAGTGCCGATATATCAGTTATGGGAGGATCAGCAAATGATGCTTCCATTTTTACGTTGATACGATTAATCCCACAACATGAGGAATATATAAGACATGTTGTTTATATAGAATCTCATGAAGGTGGGAAGTCAGATAAACAGGCACTAAGACTTAAGCAATTATTTTACGATTTTCAAGCTGATTATATTGCACTCGATACACAGGGTAGGGAACTGCCCCTTACATTAGAAATAGTGTATAGAAAATTGGGTTAAAATTGGGAAGCTAAGGGTTTTTATCTATGCTAATCAATTACCAATCTACATAGGGATATGTAGAAGGTTTAGAGACTAGGAGAAGTAATCTAGAACAGAAGAAACTCCCATGAAATCCAACATCTTAACTTATGAAGATGAAGAGATAGTCCCACACTCTTATGAAAATAAGAGTTCTAGGATAAAGAGCCTAGATACAAGAGCTGAGTGGAATTGGTGTCTATGATGCCATAACTAAAGTACAATATGATGAAGACAGAGATGAAGAATATGAGAGCTTTAGAGCATTTAATGATGAAAAGATGAGTGAGAGAGCAGATAAAACTGCACTGCCAGTCATATTCTCAATCAAAGTAGTTAAGCTTGATACAAACCATGAAATTGCAATGTCTTTAAAAGATGCATTCCAAAAAAGAAAAATAAAGCTGTTAATTAATGAGATAGAGGGAAGGGACTTCTTAGTTGAAAAACAAAATATGTTGAAGAAATCTCCTGAAGAACAGGCTTATATGATAAAGCCTTATGCTCAAACTACAGCTATGATAAATGAGCTGATAAACCTTGATTCTCAAATTTATAATGGATTTATAAGAATAAGAGAAAGAGGTAGAAACCGTAAGGATAGATACAGTTCTCTATCTTATGGAAATTATTTAGCTAAAATTCTCGAAAGAGATTTAAAGAAAACTAAGAAAAAAACTAAATTTATAAGTTTATGGTAGGTGGAAATGATGTCTGAAAAAGAAGTTAATTACAAAGCTCAACGTTTTGCAAAAGATAGTGTTTCATACTCTACACCTTCAGTAAAAACTCCTAAAAAGTATACTAAGCAAAATATATTATCTTATTTAGAATCTCCTTTTAAAAATAGTAATTCACTGCAAGAAGTGTCTGCCTATATCAGGTATAATAATGGAGTTTATAACAGATTAATAAAATATTTTGCTAATATGCCTACATTTGACTGTATGTTGTATCCTTTAGAAGTTGATAGTAAAAAATCAACATCAGGAGAAAAGTTAATGAAGTCCTACCAAGAAACTGCCAAGTATGTAGAAAGATTAAATCCAAAATATAATCTAGGTTGGATGATAGACCGTCTACTTCAAGATGGAGAACTATACCTTTATAAAATAGAAGATAGCCAATCTGTAGTCTATAAGCAAATGCCAACAGATTTATGCAGGATTTCCTCTGTAGAAGACAATGTATGTAAATATGCTATAGATATAAGAAAACTTAATACTAAGTCTATTTATGAAACAATGCCTGAAGAATTACAGAAACTTTCTGATAAATATCAAACTGGTGGTATAAAAGCAGAAGAATTAATAGATAATGGTTGGTATGAATTACAGGAAAATGCTGTGGCTTTTAATGCCATATCACAATTTTTACCTAAAGGATTTCCACCATTTTCATATCTTTTTGATGGATTAATGCACTTAGATGAAATGAAACAACTTCAATTCAACAGTGCTAATGCAAACAATTTAAAAATAATACATCAAAAAGTACCTATTGATGCAGATGGGGAGCTATTAATCGACTATGAATTGGTAGAGGAGTATCACAAAAGTACCAAAAGAAACTTGCCTGATGGCATAGCAATAACAACTAACCCACTTGATTTACAATCTGTAACCTTATCTAGAACTGGTGCAGAAGCTATAAATCAGAGAAATGATGCATTAGAAAGTTTACTTAATGATGCAGGTGTCAATTCTGAAATATTTAATGGTGCAAAGTCTACAAATGAGGCTATTGCAATGGGAGTAAAGGTTGATGAAATGTTTATAAATAACATATTATCAATGTTTGAAAACTTCCTAAACTATGAAATAGCTCAAAATAAGAAAACAAGTTCTTGGAGGGTTAAACTGTTTA